ACCAGTTGATTAGAGGCGCACTCCTGTGCCCTAACAAGAACCCTAGGTTTGCTTACATAGCCCCCTATCGCATACAGGCTAAGGCGGTGGCTTGGCAGTACTTGAAGGACTTCACGGAGAACATTCCTGACCGCAAGGTGTCTGAGAGCGAACTCTATATCCAGCTTCCTAAGGGTGGGCGTATTACCCTTTATGGCGCGGATAATTCAGAAAGCCTTCGTGGACTCTACCTAGACGGTTGTGTTGTGGACGAGCCTGCTGATATGGATGGGGACTTCTTTAAGAACATTCTACGTCCTGCCCTATCTGACCGCTTAGGTTGGTGCTTATGGATTGGTACGCCAAAGGGTCGTAATAGTTCTTTACCCTCTTTGACAACGCCTTGCATGATGATGACTACTTTACGTTGTTCCTTCCTGCCAGCCAAAGTAAGCTCCTTCCACAGTCTGAATTGGACTCAGCGTTAAAGGTAATGGGTAAGGAAGCCTATGATAGGGAGTATGAATGCTCGTTTGAAGCTCCTGTTCCTGGTTCCATCTACGCCAATCAGATAAACCACCTACGTAAGGAGAACAGGATTCTCGACTTCCCAATGGAACAAGGCCATCCGCTTTATACGTTCTGGGACTTAGGTCAGTCCGACTTCACCTGTATATGGCTAGTTCAGTTGGTTAATAGGGACATACTTACTTAACTACTTCTCAGACACAGGTAGGACGCCAGCCTATTACGTAGATCAATGCCTCATTTGGGAGAAAAGGTATGGTAAGCCTATCAAGATGCACCATCTGCCCCATGATGCCAATACTCGTGATAGGGGTGGTAAGACGTGGATAAGCGACTTAAAGGACGCGGGTATGACCGACCTATGTGTTGTGCCTAGAACGCCCGACATTTGGCTAGGAATCAATCAGGTACGCGATCTAATGCCTCGCTTTGTCATTCACCGCACCAACTGTTCTAAGCAGTTCGGAACCAAGCTACAACCCATCCCCAGCGGATTGGACTGCTTGGAGTACTATCGTAAGCGTGAGGTACAGACGGGAGCTGCCACCAATGAACGTCCTGTACACGATGAGTTCTCTCACGGAGCTGATGCTATACGTACACTAGGTGAGGCTTATAGCTATGGGCTATTAACAGGAACGTCTGAATTTGCCCGCCAAACCAAGACAATAGACATCCGTGTAAGCCGTGAACCCGTTAAGAACAACGTGTTTAGAAAGGTGATTTCCTCCTTCCGATGAGCCCAATAGATCAGATACAATGGAAATTCTATCAGCAGGGGATAGATTTTCCTCTACTTCTGGAAGCCCATTATGCTCATGGGTTTGTTTTCAGCACCCCAGACTTCTTTGTCATGGGTAGACCCGTGGATAGCCAAGAAGCCTATAGCCTTATCAGAGAACCCACATACACGTTTGATAGGGATAGGCAGGATGCTTGGTGGGTATATGGGCTAGCTGGTGACACACACAAGGCTTGGAATATATTGCCTTACCATCTTCCGTTAATAGGATTTGAGCGTTTTGACGAAATTCCTCGCTTTTATTCTATAACAACCTTAAGGCGTTTAACTAACAACACATAATATGGGCGGTCAACCATCACAACAAGTTCCAGCGGCTCCTACGCCAACTCCTCCAGTTACACCTAACAACGCTGCCTCTATAGCTGTTGAACAGGCCACCTATCGTCAACAACTAAGACGTAAGGGCATTGGTCAAACAACCTATGCTGGGGCTAACATGCCATCATCTCAGGGTATGCAAGGCTACGCAGCAGGCTTAGGTGGTAGCACAATGGGTAATCCAAACGCAATGTCAGGAATGCCAAAGAAGTAATATGATACTACCACAAGCAGACGACATTACCAGCAAGCCACTTCCTGCCGAGACAGCAGCTAGTCCTGTTGTTACACAGAGACACTTGGATGAATGTACCCGTGCGTTAGGCCGTCCGTTATGGGAGTTTGAGTTCGGCATCCTACAAGACATGCTTTTAACGCTTCAGGGTATAAACAACAAAGCTGCTAAGAAGGGTATTCTGCAAGGCTACTCGATGGATGAGCTAGTAAGTATTTTCATTGAACGTGTACAGATGGCGGAGCAAAAAGCCGCCGACTTTAAATCAGCTCTCAAATAATCATGGCCTCTTTAGACGACAACGAGTTAGCACTTAAGCTATTTAAACGAGCAGATAAACTAAAGGGCTATCGTAATAGCATCTTTGATCCTCGTTGGCAGGAAATCTCTGACTACTTTTGGCCTGACGTATCCGACATCAACACAGAGAAAACTGAATCCTCTACTGGTTGGTTTGATCGTTTATACGAATCAACCGCCATGCGTGCATCAGCCACTTGCTCAGTAGGTGTACGTAATTGGGTTACTCCCTCAACAGAACCTTGGCTTGATCTTGCGCCTCCTACTAACTTAACAAAAGCTAATATGGATCGCCAGATGGGGATGATGCCTGGCAAGGATAGATTACAGAAACTCCTTAGTCCACAGACTCAGCCTCTTGACGACCAGTCCGTAGATGAAGCTACACGTTGGTCAGCAGACACGGCGCAAACCATTTTACAAGAACTAGCAGCTTCCAACTTNTATTCCGTCATTCAACCATTCAACAGAAGTGCCTGCGTATTTGGTACGGCTCTTATGTTCATGGANGAAGGTAAAGCCAACCTCTATCGCTTTGAGCAATTCAAGGTNGGTACGTTTGTAATNGCCGAGAACGACGANAAGTCNATTGATACNGTTGTACGTTGGTTCAAGCTCACAGTAAGACAAGCAGCTCAGAAGTTTGGCGTAGAGAACCTTCCTAAGAAGATGCAGGAAGCTCACGACAAAAAGAAATACGATGAAATGTATGAGTTCATGCACCACGTATTTCCTAATGACGACTTCAAGGTTGGCGACTTAGGAACTAACGGAAAAGCTTTTGCATCTGTTTACCAGACAGTAGTTGAAAAGAAAATTGTTAGCTATCAAGGCTACGATGAGATGCCATACTTTTGTTTACGTGGAGTCGTTGGGGTACAGATGACAAGCCTATGGTTGTTCCCCAGCATTTGAAACTCTGGTAGAAGCTCGCCAGCTCAATTTCGTCACCCAGTATCAGGATGCACTAGCCGAGTTAAAAGCCTTCCCTCGTCTCTTATATCCAGACAACCTTGACGGCAACATCCAACTAGCCGCAGGTGGTGTGACAACTTACAAGGCCGATCAACCCGAAGCTGTACCTCGTGAATGGTTAACGCAGGGTGATTACCAAAACACCAAGGAAATGTTAGATGACAAGCGTGCTGCATTAAACAAAGCATTCTTCGTAGACATCTTCAACGCACTTGGAAATCTTGAGGACAAGCGTATGACCGCCACTGAGGTGAGCCAGCGCATTGGTGAGAAGCTCGATCAGTTCACAGGAACATTCGATCAATATCGCACCGACCTTATCAACCCACTTGTACTACGCTGTATTGGTATTGCGTACAGAGCTGGTAAGTTGGGCAAAGCACCGCAAGCACTTCTAGTACGTCCTAACAACGATCCTAAAGAACCATTACAACTTGCTTCACCAAAGATAAATATCAAGAGCCGTGTAACGCTTGCGATGAATGAAGTGAAGAACGTGGGCACAGAAAAGACGCTAACCTTGCTTCAACCTCTTGCTCAGATGCGTCCAGACATCATGGACAACTTTAACTTCGATAATCTCGTACGTATGACAGGCCGTAACTTCGGTATGCCTGAAGGTTCATTCCGTTCAATGAAGGAAGTAATCGACCTACGTAATCAACGCGCTCAGATGATCGCGAAAGAAAACGCTCTCAAGAATGCAGAGACTGCTGCTACCGCTGCTGGCAAACTCGGCAAAGCTCCACAAAAACTTCAAGACGCAGCATCAAATCAACTTCAATCAGCACAAGGATAATTCATGGCTACTCCATCTACATTAAGAAATCAGTGGTCGGTAACTAGCACTACCGCTATATCGAACACTACGGCTGTTACAATTGCAGCAGCTTCCCAACAAACAAACCTCGTAGGTAATGTTACTAACAATAAGAACTTCTTAACAGATCTTTATTTTATTAACACAAGTTCTACGCCAACAGTTGTACAGATTATTGACGCTGGATCATCCACAGTGCTTATGAATTTATACGCACCAGCAAGCTCCACATCTCCTACAGTACTCAATCTTACAACACCCGTAGCTGGTACACCTAACTCTGCATTACAGATTAAAGCAGTGACTACAGGTGCAAACATCTACTGGGCAGCATCAGGTTTCATAGCAACAGCTAACGCATAATAACATGGCTCTCGATCCAACCGAGGTCGCCATCACTCAGTCCAGACGTTTAGAACTAGCCTACTTAAANGTGTTTGGCGGTCTGGACACGAGGGATGCAGATCAACGTCTTGTTTGGCAAGACTTAGAAAAACATTGCAAGGTGAATGCCCTGTCTGCGGAAGCACGTACAGACGGAGAGATAGCTCACCTTAAGACATACTTTAATGAGGGTAGGCGTTCTGTATACCTCCATATCAGGGGTCAAATACTGAAGGCAGGTATAGAACCGCGCCCTCTCAAAATTCGTAAAACAAAATAATCCAACATGGCTACTCCAAACATAGTATTAGACATCAACGACAAGCATGAGCTTGTTCGCGTACACGGCATCAATGGCGGTCGTAAAACCGTATTAGCCCGTTTAGATCCACCAGGTAACTACACAACAATTTATTGGAAGGACGCAGAAATGCGTGATAGCTACCATAAGTCAGTAGAAGCCTACCTAACCAACGAGAAGGTAAACATCACGACAGTATTGATGGAAGGTCAGAAGCCAGACGTTATTAGTCCTAAAGCACCACCTCCACCAGAGATGCACCCATTACAAGGCGANCTAACACCAGCCTATGTTGAATGGATGTTNAAGTGGGCTCCTATCAAATTCCAAAACGTACTTGGCGTTAAACTCAAGAAGCTCAAGGAAGGCGAAGAAGCACCAAANGATCCGCGTGATATGTGGGTACGTGCAGATGTCATTCGTACAGATAGCCGTCCAAGACCTGGTACAAATGGTGGAGAGTATATGTCCACACGTTTCAAAGCCCGTGATCAAATCATTGCCCGCCGTTCCTCGCATCTCACCTTTACAGAAAAGGAAATCTTAAAAGAACAAAGAGATAGTAATGGCGATTTAGTACAAGTAACCGTTGAGCCTTACGAAGATCGTTATTCCCCAGAACTCATCGATAAGATGGAGAAGAAGGGTGATATTGAAGTCGTATGGCGCAGACACGCTGCTGCATCTGCTGGTAGCTCATTCTAATGTTTAAGATAGTTAAAATAACTAAAGTACCAATCGGTCAACCCACTCCAACAAATGTCAGAAGTAGCAACAGCACCCAGCCCAACACCAGCACCAACATCAGCCCAGCCAAGCCCATCGGCAGCAAGTCCAAGTAGTTTGGATCCTAACTATTCCACGTTCTCAGCAACGGAGGTAAAGACGGATGTAGCTACAACGGCAACTACCGAGAATAAGCCTGATAGCTGGATTACATCATGGTTTAAACAAGACGGCTCGTTAGACCATACAGCCTTTGACAAAGCACCCGATGATATACGCCAGATGCGCAAGGATCTTGAGCGTTATAAAAACGGAGAGGAATTTGTTAAGAGCTATAAAGGGTTAAAGGAACTAGCATCCAAAAAGGGCATCATTGAGCCATTACCAAAAGATGCTACGCCAGAGATGAAGGCGGAGTATAACGCTATACTACGTCGTGTTAATGGCGCTCCTGAGAAGCCAGAAGGCTATAACCTAACTAAGCCACAAGACCTACCAGATAACCTCTGGGATCAAAACTATGCTAATAGCATGGCTAAGGTGGCACATGAAATGGGATTGTCTCCTGAGGCTATGCAAAAGCTCGCACAAGCCGAAATCCAGCACACTAAGGCCATTATTGAGCAGAACCAGAAGATGGAACAAGAATGGTTCCAGAAGCAGGACGGATTGATTAGGGAAGTCGCTTCCAAAGAAGGCTTGGACTATGGTAAGGCTAAAGACCTTGCTGAACGTGCAGGCGCTAGATTTGGTTTAGATCCTAACAACCCCGCTTTCAAGAACGCTTCTGTGTTTGCGGCTATGATGCGTATCGGTAAGGCTATGAGCGAGGACAGCATGATAAAGGGCGAAAGCGCCAAGAACATGTCCCTCTCAGCAGACCAGATGACCCCTGAGCAGGCAAATGCCGCAGCTAGGGAGATTAGCACCAACAAGGAAAACCCTGACTACAAAGCCTATTGGGACAAGAACCACAAGAACCATGATGAAGTGGTACAACGTGTTAATAGACTATGGGTTAAAGCTGCGTCTAACAGACCACAGAGAGGAGCCCGCTAATGCCTAACCACGAAGATCTTTACAGAGAGCTGCAAGAGCAAGAGGCTTACGACGACGAGATTTACAACCAGCAATATGGCAAAAAGGAAATCAAGAAGTTTAAAGAAGGCCAAATTGACAGTAAAGCCGCAGCAAAGCGCTACAACGAAGAAATCCTGCCAGTCATCCAAGCCCGCAGAAGGGTGGCCCAAGGATTACCTCCAACTAATAACCCAATTACGAACCTTATCCTTAAGGTTAAAAAACAAGACAGAATAACAGAACTATCTGAAACAGAGATAGTTACACCTACAACAGAGTTCATTCAAGTACCAAAGAAATAACATGCGAACCGTCACTCCAACTGGCGTTAAAGTATTAGTGTTAAAAGACAAAATCAAGGAATACAAACTAGATGGTATCATCGTGCCTGAGCAGGCCGAGCGTACGGCTAGGTTTAGACCTCATGTCAAAGCTACAGTCCTAGGACGTGGCCCTAAATGCAACTGGGTCAACATAGGAGACAGGGTATACGTGAATAATGTGGCAGGTGATGACTGGGAGTTTGATGGAGAACTAGTTACAATGATGCGTGAAAAAGACATTATTGGGCTAACCGAAGAATAATCCCTTGACAGATTTGGGGTAGAACTCTTGCAATAGGGTTAGATCCACACAAAGGACACTCTAGCTTAGCTAGACCCAGCGGTCGATCGGATACCAGCTCCGAGAACCAGACCGCTTTAAGTGATACTCTGGGGGTAGGGCAACAACGACAGAGACTTCAACTTAATTATTTTTTACTAACATGGCATCAGGAGTTATTACACTACCGCCACATTACGAGCCAGCTTTCGATACAGTCTGGCACGAAATCATGGCACAACAAATCGACCACCGTTTAGCTGGTATGTACGTATCAGACACAGTGGCTGGTAATCAGAAACGCTACGATCAAATGGGATCACAGTCCTATGCAATGAGCCAAAAGACAGCTCGTGCAGCAGTGACAGAACCATCTGATGTACCTACAGCAATCCGTTGGGTAATCCCAACCGCTTATCAAAAAGCTACATGGATTGACGAGGATGACTCAGTTCTCCTTGGTTCACTACCTGATCCTCAGAACATTATTGCGATGAATCACGCTATCGCAGTAAATCGTTTAAAGGATCAATTATTAATCAATGCTGCTCTTGGTGTTAACTACACAGGCGCACAAGCAACTACTGCAACTTCCTTACCTTCTGCTCAGCAGATCGGCGTACAGTTCCCAGGAAGCACAAACACGGGCATGACGCTCGCTAAGCTCCTTGAAGCAGTATACGTATTAGACTCAAACGACGTTCCAGAAAACGACCGCGTTTTAGTTTATGCAGCAAAGCAACTATATGATCTATTGTTAAACGTAGACCAAGTTGACTCCGTACTTTACAATGACGTTCGTGCTTTAATGAAAGGCCGTCTTGATGAGTTCGCAGGCTTCCGCTTCGTACGTACTCAATTATTACCAACCGCTGGTACACCTTCAATCCGTAGCTGTATCGCTTACCAAAAGAAGTTCCTTCTCCTTGGTGAAACAAAAGGTCAAGCAACTAAGATCGACATCTTACCTCAGCAATCACATGCAATCCAAGTTCGTACCACATACTTTGCTGGTGCAACTCGTATGGAAGAAGCTGGCGTAGTTCTCATCAGTTG